CCACCAGACTTCAAAAAGTTATATCCCCTCTAAAACCGCCTAAATACGCCATTTCAGCACAGGTAATACATCTCAATGCTTGACGTTTTGCGGTCAAAGACAACTTTGTCAACAATAGTGCGCAAAGCGTTGTTCTTTTCCACAGGCGTGGCATTAGGCGAGGTAATGACCTTGAGGACTTCCTGCGCCCTGACTTTCAGATCAGGCAGGCGGTCGGCTGTGGGCTGTGCCCTTGGTGGCTGTGCTTGGCGGAGCTTGCTTTCCAGCTCTGCAATGCTGGCGAGGACTTCCGACTTGTTGCGTTTGTATTCCTCCAGCGTGTCAATGCCGTCTGCATATGCCGCCTTAACTCGTTCGAGTTTCATTCGCTCTCGTTCAAGCTGTGTCTCAAACTTGGACGTGTCTTTCTTCGGCTTGGCAGGGGATTGGTCAACAAGCTTGTAATCGGTCGCTGTGCCGTCCACAAGCCCCTGTATGTCCTCTATGACCGCCTTGTCTATCTTACCGATAGTAATAGCATGGGACTCCTTACACCGCCCGTGAGCGTACTGATAGCATTGCAGAGTGCCACTTTTGACCGACCCCATTGTGAGGTTTGAACCACAGGAACTGCATTTCAGTAAGCCTCTGAGCATATACTCGTGCTTGGTGAAACCACTGCGTTCGTATGGCCTGCGAGCCTTTGCGGCTTTCTGCTGAGCCTTTTCAAAAATCTCCTTGTCGATAATGGCAGGGTGGTGAGCCTGAGTGACGACAACGTTCTCGGCTGCGGCAGAGCGGTAGTGACCCTTTGAGCCACCTCCGCCGGGCGTCCAACGCTGCATACCGATATAGACGGGATTTTTGATGATGTAAGCGATAGTGCGGGTCTCAAAATCATTGCCATGCAGGGTGCGTATGCCCTCAGCGTTCAGCTCACGGGCGATATTGAGGTAGCCCATATCTTGGTTGACGTACATATCGAAAATGCGGTGAACTATCTCAGCCCCTTGCTCATTGACCACAAATTCGCCGTTCTTCATATCATAGCCCAGCGGAGGACCTGAAACTTTCAGACCTCGCCCGAACTTCTCCGTCATACCACGCTTGACTTCTTCGGCAAGGTTAATGCTGTAATACTCGTCCATTGCCTCTATCATAGCCTCGATAAGCACGGACATTTTGTCGTCGCCGACGTTCTCGGAGATAGAAATGACGTCGATACCAAGTTTGCGGAGCATTGATTTATAGACGATACTGTCCTCACGATTACGGGCGAAACGGCTGAATTTCCACAGCAGGATTGCGTCAAAGGGTTTTGGCTTGAGCTTAGCTGTGCCGATCATCTGGTTAAAGCCCTGCCGCTTGGCGGTGGAACGTCCCGAAATGCCGTCATCGTGGAAGATAAATTCTTTCGGCACGATATAGCCGTTTTTCTTAGCGTATTCACGAATGAGCTTGACTTGGCTGTCAGGGGACAGCTCTGTTTGCTCTTCGGTGGAAACACGAACGTAAGCCGCTGCGATCTTCATTGATTTTTCCTCCTATTTTCTTGACATATTTAATAATATGCAGTATAATAAAAGGGCAGAATTCGCCCTTTCGTGGTTGAAGTGGGTGTGAATTTGGATCGAGCTGATATTGGTAGTATCCGCTCTGCTCGCCTCTGAGTGTTGGTAGCACTTGGGGGCGAGATTTTTTTCTCCCATGTCAGTATTTACAATACTAGCAGGGAATTTCATTTTAACACTCTGCCCTGAGCGTCAGTGAAGTTTCCCTGAAACAAATTTATCATATCAACTATTGCTCCAATAAAGAAACCTCCGAAAGTAAAGAAGTACAGCAAACCTGTGCCGGCTTTGCCTACATAAAATCTGTTCAAACCGCCCAAGCCTAAAAAGGTCAGCAGGCAAAGTATTTCAGCTGTGCTTTTGCTCTTAGGGCTTACCTGCTCAACAGGAGCTTGCGGTGCGACCTGCTGGACGTTTGTAACGTATGTGATGTGCTGAACGATATTGCTGTTATGCTCAACGTGGTTATCAATTTTCTGTGGCTGCGGAAGTTCGTGACCACAATATTCACATACTGCTACGCCTGGTGCGTTTTCGCCTTTACAATTTGGACAAGTCATATTTTTTCCTCCCTATAAATCGACATTTGTAAACAATTTATGAAATCATTTACATTGTCTTAAATTGGTGATATAATGTATTTGTAATCATGCGGGAGAAAATTCTGTGTGCTATCCCTGTCAGTATTTGCGGTGCTGACGGGGATTTTTTTATTATAAGGATTTTATAACTGTTTTTACGATGCCGAGTATTCTTATGCGGTCTCTTTCTGCACCGACAAACTCTCTCGGCTGATATTCGGGATTGAATGATACAAGGGTTATCTTGTCATCAGAATACTTGATTTTCTTCACAACGCCGTTTTCGCCGTCGATAAGGGCAACAACTACCTGTCCGTCCTCAGCCCAATCCTGCCTTAATACTTGTATCTTGTCGCCGTTCTCTATCTTCGGATACATACTGTCCCCCGAAACGACAATGCACATTGTATTCTTAGCTTCTTCCTCGTTGACGATATAAAGCGGCATATAGCCCACAATATAATCGTCAGCATAAGCACCAAAACCAGCCGACACGCTCTCATATATAGGTATTATATGTACGTTGTCTTGCGGGAGTATGGTTGCGTTGGAGTCTATAATATGAGAAGAATGTTTAGGGCTAGGATCATCAGTTTTTAATGCAAGATATTCAGGATTAACATTCAACTCAATAGCGATTGATTCAAGAACAGGTAATTTTATTCTGAGAATTTTTCCTGCCTCATATCTTTGGATAGTTGATTTATTCAATCCAAGACGGATACCAAGTTCTTCTTGTGTAAGTCCTTTTTCTTCTCTTGCAGCTTTTATTCTATTTCCAATTTCTACGGTATTCAAATCTTGCTCACCTGCTTTCGTTATAATGATTATATCACATTAAATTGCATAATGCAATAGCTTTTTTGAAAAAAATAAAAAAATGTTGCAAAATGCTATTGACAAGTGAAAAGTTATGTGCTATTATGATAATACAGTAAGTTGCATAATGCAACAAGAAAGGAGGCTGGCATATGGTAAACACGAACAAGATCAAGGGTAGAATGAAGGAGCTTGAACTGACCCAAGCTGACGTTGCACATTGTTTAAACATAGCTCAACCCACAGCTAATCAGAAAATAAACAATGTTCGTCCGTTTGACTTGGACGAGGCTGAGAAACTGTCACACTTGCTCCACATTGATGCTGGAGAGTTCGGCAAATATTTTTTTACTCAGTGAGTTGCATAATGCAACAAGTGATTGAAGAGGGGATGTGAGAAGGTGAAACAGAAAATTACTGCTATTCCAAGAGGGTGTGACAGTGCCAGGATTGAGCAGGTGATCGTAACAAGAGCCTTGAAAGGTGCAGGAACAGAAAATGACCCCTGTAGAGAGGTCATTCAGTATTGGACTCTTGACGGAAAATTGCTCTGCGAAAAGGATTAATCAGATTTTCCTACAAGTTGTTCAGCTTTTTTTAGTTCAAGCTCTGAGTTTATGTATGAAACAATGGCATTAATAAAAGCTTTTAAATGCTCTATATTGTAATCTTCGTGTTGACGGCAATAGTGGGTTTCGTCATTACCGATCCAAGCAGAAGCTTTTGAAAGGGTTTTTATCTTTGGACTGTCTATGAAGTTTTCGATACATTGAGCTAACGGTTGCTTTTTGATTTTTTCTACTTCTTCTGGGTGAAGATTAATCGCAAAATCTTTAACCAGAAATTCAAGAGCTTTTCTATAACCCATACCGCATATTTCAGTTAGTCCATTTTGTTCAGCTTGAAACGATTCATTATAAATTTTGATAAATCCAGGTGATATCTCAGAGATGTCAGTATCAAAATCTATGCGTTCTGAGGTTTCTGGAATTATCTTGAATGGAATAAGCGTTTCTGCAGGGTAGCCCTTATATATAGCCATAAATATTTCTTCGCAACTAGGACACAAAAAGTTTGCATAAATAGTTATTGAGCCACCATAAGTGGGCCTGATGTGGAAGCTTTTTAGATGTTTAACAAATATGTTTTGTGAACAATGAGGACAAAAACAAGGAAATTGTATATTAAATTCAATATCATCATCTTTGTGAAGTGCGTTGTTTGAAGTAATTACATCAGTCATAGATTTACACATCCTTTATTTATGATAAATGTATTATACCACACAAAGTTAGATTTTTCAAGGAGGTACAAGAATGAAACACTACAAAATTAAGCTGACAGATAAGTTCAGCGGCGTAAGGCTGGTAACAGTCACGGCAAAAACGGCAGGTGAGGCTATGGATCTTGTTGACCGCTCAGAGGGTGAGAATATCGCCGTTATCGAGGAGCTTGTCTAGCATAGTACAACCCCGATATCCAATAGAATTGAGTAGGAGGTGATAAAAATGCCGAAATATCCGCCTTTAAAAGTCATAAGGCATGTTTCGTTCGATGGTGGCAAGAGCTACAAACTTTGGGACGATTGCACGGAGCAGGAGCGACAGGCGGCTGCGGACAGTATCGGACGCAAGCTTGCAGGAGCTTTGCAGGATATGGTCGGGCGTGACCCATCGCTCTGGGATAAACTTTGCGAAACGGCGAGGACTGAACACCCTGAGTGGATAGCTTAAAACACAGGACGTTTAAATGAAAGGACGTGAGAAAATGATAGCCGTACTAGAGATAATCAGATGTGCCGCAGCGGTAGCGCTCGTGGTGGTGCTTGCAATGTATGTAGCATACAGGTGGTATGTAAGCGTAAAAGAAACTGCCTACGAGGAAGCAGAGGAGAGCATTAAGCGTGCAGTGAGAGAAGCAGGCAGACCCATAGTCAAGATCGAAGTTGAAATGAAAGGAAAGTGGTAAAATGGCGTTGATACTGTTGATAACAATAGCCGTGCTTGCAGTGATAGATGTAGTGATATACATAGTACTTGGTGCCATTGAAAAGCACTGGGAGAAAAAGTTTAAGGAGGATAAAGATGATACCGATGATGACAAAAGAGGAGTTTGAAAAGGCGGTAGAGATTTGCACTAGTGCAGATAGAAACTGTGGACAATGTCCGCTTAACAAAAAAATCTATAAATGCGGCGGATATTTTGCCCGCTACATGAAAACCGAGCCTGCACCTGCAGCAACAGGCACAAGCTCGACGAAAAAAGAAAACACTTTTCAAATTGATGATAGCACAAAATCGGATATATGTCAAGCATACAAAACTGCTGATGAAGCTTGCTCAAATATACTTACTGTTTATGAGGGAATGTCAGAATGTGAGCAGAGAGCCTTTGATATCGGAGAGGCATACGGAAAAATATTCAGCACAAGGGATAAGCTTGAAAATATGAGAGGAGCGAACTAAAATGTCAGTAAAAATAAACTCACTTGAATTTGAGAACGTAAAGAAAATAAAAGCCGTACAGCTTGAGCCTGCAAAGAATGGACTTACTGTTATCGGCGGTAAGAACAGGCAGGGCAAGACCTCTGTCCTTGACGCTATCGCTTGGGCGCTTGGCGGTGACAAGTATAAGCCGTCCTCTCCTCAGCGTGAGGGGTCTGTTGTCGAACCGCACTTGAAGATCACCCTCGATAATGGTATCGTGGTGGAGCGTTCGGGCAAGAACAGCTCCCTCAAAGTCACCGACAGCACAGGCAAGAAAGGCGGTCAGCAGCTTTTGAACAGCTTCGTTGAGCAGTTCGCACTTGACCTGCCACGATTTCTTACACAGTCGAGCAAGGAAAAAGCTTCAACTCTGCTGAAAATAATCGGCGTGGGTGATACGCTCTATCAGCTTGAGCATAAGGAACATTCCCTCTATGACCAGCGTACCGCTATCGGCAGGATAGCTGACCAGAAGTCTAAGTTCGCAAAGGAAATGCCTGTGTACGCAAACGTCCCTGCCGAGCCTGTTTCGGCTTCGGAGCTTATCAGACAGCAGCAGGATATACTTGCTCGTAATGGCGAAAATCAGCGTAAGCGTGACCAGAAAGAATACTACGAAAAGCAGCTGGAACTTGCTAAGTCTGCCTATGAGCGTGCAAAAGCAAGCTATGAAGCGGCAGTGAACAACTTCAAGCTTGCAAGCCTTGACGCACAAGACCTTGTGGACGAAAGCACAGCGGAGCTTGAAAAGAATATCTCAGATATCGAGGAGCTGAACAAGAAGATAAGAGCAAACCTCGACAGGGAGAAAGCTGAGATAGACGCTGAGGACTACCGTTCACAGTATACATATCTCACTGAGCAGATAGAGGACGTAAGGCAGGCTAAAACTGACTTGCTCAAAAATGCCGACCTGCCCCTTGAGGGGCTTTCAGTTGAGGACGGAGAGTTGCTGTATAACGGGCATAAGTGGGACAGTATCAGCGGTGCTGAACAGCTTATCGTCGCTACCTCTATCGTGAGAAAGCTCAACCCTGACTGTGGCTTTGTCCTGCTGGACAAGCTTGAACAAATGGATACCGACACCCTTGATGATTTCGGCAAGTGGCTCGAAGCACAGGGCTTGCAGGCGATAGCCACAAGAGTTTCTACAGGTGACGAGTGCAGCATCATTATCGAGGACGGCAGGTCAATGGACAATGATAAGGAAGAAAACACAGAAACAAAAACTTGGAAAGCAGGTGCATTTTAATGTATGAGATAACATCAGGAGTTGTAAGCTCCGCACAGAAAGTCGTGATATATGGTCCTGAGGGCATAGGCAAATCCACTTTTGCGGCTCAGTTCCCCGACCCTGTATTTATTGATACTGAGGGCAGTACAAAGAAGCTGAACATCAGACGTTTTCCTAAGCCAACAAGCTGGGAAATGCTCAAAAACGAGGTAAAGGAAGCTATGAACGGCAGGCTCTGCAAGACCCTTGTCATTGATACATTTGATTGGGCTGAACAGCTTTGCATTGAAACGATCTGCTCGGCACATCAGAAAAAAGGCATTGAAGATTTCGGCTACGGCAACGGCTATGTTTACGAAAAAGAGGAGATAGGCAAGTTCCTTAATCTCTTGCAGGAGGTAGTTGACAGCGGTATCAACGTTGTGCTTACGGCTCACGCTCAGATGAGAAAGTTTGAACAGCCTGACGAGCTTGGTGCTTATGACCGCTGGGAACTGAAACTCGGCAAGAAAACTTCTTCTCAGATATCGCCTCTTGTGAAAGAGTGGGCAGATATGGTGCTGTTTGCAAACTACAAAACATATGCAGTAGCTGTGGATAAGGACGGCAAGAAGTTCAAGGCTCAGGGCGGTGACCGTGTAATGTACACCACACATCACCCTTGCTGGGACGCTAAAAATCGTGACGGACTTCCGCCTGAAATGCCTTTTGAGTATAGTGGTATAGCTCACCTGTTTGCGTATACACAGCCTGCTGAAATGCCTAAGCCTGTGCCTGCACCGACAGTTCAGACAGCACAGCCTACACAGACAGAGCAGAGATCGGACGAGCCAAAAGCTAACGAACCCCTTACAGATCTCAGCGGCTTTGAGGACGTTGCACCGCCTATCGTTATCCCTGATGGCATACCGAAAGCACTTGCAGACCTTATGAGAGCCAACAACGTAAGCGAATCGGATATACGTCTTGTGGTATCGCAGAGAAACTATTTCCCTTATGATACTCCTATCACAAACTATCCTGACGACTTCGTGCAGGGCTGTCTGATAGGCGCTTGGGAGCAAATGCTGCCGCTTATTAGAGAAAATCAGAAAGTACCATTTTAAAAGGAGGACAACACTATGGATAATTTTATGGAATACGGCTGGGAAGATGAGATAGTCAACGAGGGTGGGGACTTTGTTCTGCTCCCTGAGGGGGACTATGACTTCACCGTTGCAAAGTACGAACGTGCAAGACACGAGGGGTCGGCAAAAGTGCCGCCCTGCAATATGGCAAAGGTCACATTCACCATTTGGGGTGCAGAGGACAGCGTGGAGATAACAGAGAACTTCTTCCTTTGCAACAAGTTTGAGTGGAAGCTCTCAGCACTTTTCTTGGCACTGGGACTTAAAAAGCACGGTGAGCCGCTGAAAATGAACTGGAACGCTATCACAGGCAAAAAGGGCAAGTGTCACGTCTACGTTGACAACTACAAGAACAAGGACGGTGAGGACAGGCAGTCCAACAAGATAAAGAAGCTCTATGCCTATGACGAGAATGTGACTACCGTTCAGCCTGCTCAGACGCAGACACCGCAGTATAGTCAGCCTGCTCAGACAGGTGGCTGGAAAGCCGGTGCGTTCTGATGATGAATTTAAGACCATATCAAAACGAGGCTAAGCTTGCTATACTCGAACAATGGTCTGAGGGAATAAACAAAGTCCTTGCAGTTCTGCCCACAGGAACGGGAAAGACAATACTTTTCTCGGCTGTTACGGAAGAATGTGTGCGGCAGGGTAAGCGTGTGCTTATCCTTGCCCACAGGGGCGAGCTGCTTGACCAGGCGGCAGACAAGCTTATGAAGTCAACAGGGCTTGGCTGTGCCACCGAGAAAGCAGAGCAAAGCTGTTTAGGTTCTTGGTATCGTGTGGTAGTAGGCTCAGTTCAGACCCTTATGCGTGAGAAAAGGCTCAAAGGCTTTTCGGAAAATTACTTCGATACCATTATCATTGACGAGGCTCATCACGCTATCTCAGACGGCTATCAGAGAGTGCTTGACCATTTTCCAAAGGCTCAGGTACTTGGTGTAACGGCTACACCTGACAGGGGCGATATGAAGAACTTAGGCTCGGTGTTCGACAGCCTTGCATATGAATACACCCTGCCACAGGCTATCAAAGAGGGCTATCTTTCACCTATCAAGGCTATCACCATACCGCTGAAACTTGACCTTTCAGGAGTATCAACTCAGGCAGGAGATTTCAAGGCAAGTGATATCGACACGGCGCTTGACCCATATCTTTATCAGATAGCTGATGAAATGCTCAAATACTGTAAGGAACGCAAGACAGTTGTGTTCCTGCCGCTTGTCAAGACCTCTCAGAAGTTCCGTGATATCCTTATCAGCAAGGGGTTCAACGCCGCTGAGGTCAACGGAGAAAGCACAGACAGAGCGGAGATATTAGAAGCTTTCGACAAGGGCGAATACAACGTGCTGTGCAACTCAATGCTCCTCACAGAGGGGTGGGACTGTCCGTCAGTTGACTGCGTTATCGTACTAAGACCAACAAAAGTGCGTGGGCTTTACTGTCAAATGGTAGGCAGAGGCACAAGACTTTGCGAGGGAAAGACAGAGCTTTTACTGCTTGATTTCCTATGGCACACAGAACGCCACGAGCTTTGCAGACCTGCACACCTTATCTGTCAGAATGAAGAAGTCGCTGAGAAAATGACCGAAAACCTTGCCAATGAGGCAGGCTGTGCAGTAGATATCGAAGAGGCAGAAAAACAGGCAAGCGAGGACGTTGTGGCACAGCGTGAAGAGTCTTTGGCAAAGCAGCTCAAAGAAATGAAAACACGCAAGCGAAAGCTCGTTGACCCTTTGCAGTATGAAATGTCAATACAGGCTGAGGACTTGTCCTCTTACGTTCCTGCTTTTGGCTGGGAGTGCGCTCCTGCTACCGACAAACAGAAAGCAAAGCTTGAAAAGCTGGGCATTTTCCCTGATGATATAGACAACGCAGGCAAGGCAAAGCTTATCCTTGACCGACTTGAAAAGCGCCGTAATGCAGGACTTACCACTCCAAAGCAGATAAGACTGCTTGAAAGCAAGGGTTTTGAGCACGTTGGCTCTTGGAGCTTTGACAGTGCAAGCAGGATGATAGCTCGTATTTCTGCCAATGGTTGGAGAGTGCCGAGAGATATCGACCCGAAAACATACACACCTGAGAACTAAGGAGAAGTGAATGGATAACACAAATTTGCTTAAAATGCTTGAATACATAGACCCTGCAAGCTGTGATTATCAGGAATGGGTCAATGTGGGAATGGCTCTCAAGCACGAGGGCTATTCCGTGAATGATTGGGACAGTTGGTCGAGGTCAGACAGCCGTTATCACAGCGGTGAGTGTGAACACAAGTGGCAAGGCTTTAACGGCAATGCTCAGCCCGTGACCGCAGGAACTATCGTGCAAATGGCAAAGGAAAGAGGATACAGCCCCCATGAGTTTAAGGCATACGATTGGGACGGCGAGATAGTTGCAGAAGAAAGCAGTCCCCTTGTAAACGGCGGTGAGGGCATACCGATCACCGAGCCTGCCCAATGGGATCCTGTCAAGGAGATAGTCACCTATCTTGAAACACTCTTTGAGGCAGGAGAGAACGTGGGCTATGTTACGCAAACGTGGGAAACAGAAAAGGACGGCAAGACCAGGTATCTGCCCACAAAGGGGTGCTGTGACAGGACGGCAGGGGAGCTTATCAAGAGGCTTGGCGAATGTAACGGCGACATTGGTGCGGTGTTTGGCGACTACAAGGAAGAAGCCGGAGCATGGATCCGCTTCAATCCTCTTGACGGCAAGGGCGTAAAGAACGAGAATGTAACAGACTACCGCTATGCTCTTGTTGAAAGCGACAGTATGCCTATAGAACAGCAGAACGCTGTGATGAGAGAGCTTGAACTTCCTATCGCTGTGCTTGTATACAGCGGTGGAAAGAGCGTTCACGCTATCGTCAAGATAGACGCTCCAAACTATGATGAATACCGCAGGCGTGTTGATTTTCTTTACAAGGTCTGCAAGGAAAGCGGTCTTGACATAGATAAACAAAACCGAAACCCTTCACGTCTTAGCCGTATGCCAGGCGTAATGAGAAACGGCAAGAAACAGTTCATCATTGACAAGAACATAGGCAAAGAAAGCTTTTTGGAATGGAAAGATTACATAGAAAGTATCAATGATGATCTCCCCGACCCTGAGAGCCTGAGTGCTGAGTGGGATAACCTGCCTGAGCTTGCTCCGCCACTTATTGACGGTGTTCTCAGACAGGGTCACAAAATGCTCATTGCAGGTCCGTCAAAGGCAGGCAAGTCTTATGCACTTATCGAGATGTGTGTGGCGATAGCTGAGGGGGTCAAGTGGTTTGGCTGGCAATGCACCAAAGGAAAGATACTATACGTCAACCTAGAGCTTGACAGAGCATCTTGTCTGCACCGTTTCAAGGACGTGTACACCGCAATGCACCTAGAGCCTGAAAACCTCAACAGCATAGACATATGGAACCTGCGAGGTCACAGCGTACCAATGGACAAGCTTGCACCAAAGCTTATACGCCGAGCAAGCAAGAAGAATTACATTGCCGTGATAATAGACCCTATCTACAAGGTCATAACAGGCGATGAGAACTCAGCAGACCAAATGGCGCACTTCTGCAACCAGTTTGACAAGGTATGCACGGAGCTTGGCTGTGCGGTCATATACTGCCACCACCACTCAAAGGGAGCGCAGGGCGGTAAGCGTTCAATGGACAGAGCCAGCGGTTCAGGAGTATTCGCCCGTGACCCTGACGCACTTCTTGACCTTTCAGAGCTTGACATTTCAGACAGCCTTTACAAGCAGCAGGAGGACGAAACTGTTTGCCGTATCTGTGAGAACTGGATGAGGAGATTTTACAGAAATACTGATGAGCTTTGTTCACAGGACGATCTTGTTACGCCGTCAAAAATGTTTGAGATAACACACAAGTACCTGCATCCGAACTCATACAAGCTTATGATGGCCGACATAGACAAGGCTAAGCTTGCAGTAAGAAACCGCACGGCATGGCGTATAGAGGGTACTCTAAGAGAGTTCCCGAAATTTGCTCCCCTCAATATGTGGTTTGATTATCCTGTTCACAGAGAGGATACTGTGGGTGTGCTTAAAGACTGCGAGGTAGAGGACATCACACCGAATTGGAAGAAGAATTTCAGCAAGAAGAAGACCAATGAAGACCGCAGCAAGGAGCGCAAGGAGAGCATTGAAACAGCTTTCAGCGGTGTGCAGGAGAACGGCAAGTGCCGTATTTCTGAGCTTGCGGAGTACATAGGAAAGAGCGAAAAGACCGTTGGAAGATACCTCAAAGAGCATGGTGGCTTTTGGATAGAAGAGGGAGAATGCGGCTTAAAAGCTCAGTAGACAGACAAGACAAAATCGAATTTTTGAACTTTAGACAGACAGGAAAAAATCGAAAAAGTGTCAGGACAAAATCGAACTTTTTTCTTGTCGGACAATATCGAAAATTACCGAGTTTGTCGGACGGACAGACAAACATATATTACTACGTAATATATATCTTGTCCGCTAGAAACAGCGGACAAGAATATTACTAGCAGTAATACCCGACTGCACGAGAGGAGCAGATAACAATGACTGAATTTTTTATGGCGATGATACCGCCGACGGCTACTGCACAGGAACACAAGGTGGCAGTAAGAAACGGCAAGCCGATATTTTATGACCCACCCGAAGTAAAGGCGGCAAAAGAAAAGCTCACGGCAAATCTTGCAAGGCACAGACCGCCTGAAAAATACATCTGTGGGATAAGGTTGGTAACAAAGTGGCTGTTTCCAAATGACGGCAAGCACAAGGACGGAGAGTACAAGATCAGCAAGCCTGACACGGATAACTTGCAGAAGATGTTCAAGGACTGTATGACACTATGCGGCTTTTGGACAGACGACCAGCTTGTGGCGAGTGAGATATGCGAGAAGTTTTGGGCGGACATACCTGGCATTTATGTGAGGATAGAGGAGCTATGACGATACACGAGGTAAAGAAAAGTCTCGGACGCAGGGTGAGCTACAACGGCTCCGATTGCTACGAACTGACAGGGTGCATTATCCGCAAGAGCAGTAAGACAGGTCAGTTCTTCTATCAGGCAGAGATCGCTGACAAGACTTGCGGCAATACGTTGGTGTATTGCAGGCTGGAAGAGTTGAGGTGTGAGAATGAAACACACTGACCACACCCTCTGCTGGCACTGCCGCCACGCAGTACCGACAAAGGATAAGATAACAGGAGAATACCTTACAGGCTGTGCATGGTCCATAGACCGCAGACCTGTCGAGGGTTGGAGGACATGTCAGCACAGAATGTACGAGGCGCAAAAGGGCGGTATGTTGCATTCATACACTGTAACTGAGTGTCCTGAGTTTGAGGAGGGATAACATGAAGGTATTAATAGCGTGCGAAGAATCACAAGAGGTCTGCAAGGCATTTCGTGCAAAAGGTCACGAAGCGTACAGCTGCGACATTCAGATGTGTTCAGGCGGTCACCCTGAATGGCATATCTTAGGCGACGCTCTGGCTGTTATCAACGGCAATGCAGATTTTACCACTTGTGACGGACAGACACATACGGTAGGCAAATGGGATTTGCTGATAGCTCACCCACCGTGCACATATCTTAGCAACGTAGGGGCAGTATGGCTGTACAAAAAAATTAATGGAAAAAGATACATTGATCTTGAAAGATTTGAAAATGGACAAGACGCAAAAGAATTTTTCCTGAAATTTATTCATGCACCTGTTGAAAAAATAGCTGTTGAAAACCCGATACCATCTGGTGTATATCGGTTGCCAAAATATACGCAGACTATACAACCGTATGAATACGGACACCCGTACAGTAAAAAAACGTGTTTGTGGCTGAAAAATCTGCCTAAATTGACACCAACAAATATTGTTACACCCATATGTTCATGGGTGTCAGGCGGTAGCAAAAAGTCGGACGGTACTGCACGTACAAACTGTGGAATGCCGTTTCGTGACAGCAAGACAAAATCCAAAACATTTTCAGGCATAGCACAAGCAATGGCTGAACAATGGGGAAACGAGGAGGATTAACATGAACAAGAAAGAAATTAACGAGATCAAGAGAATATTCAGCGACGACTGTGGACTTTTCACAGTAAATCACGTTGATACGGCTGTTGACGTGAATGGTATCGGTATTAAAATGGACGGTGTTGCTAATGGCTGACCCTATGACCATGTCACGCCTGAAAGCCTACCGCAGGAACGTCTCAGCCATTGAGGACATCAAGGGCGGTATGTTGCATTCATACACTGTGACGGAATGTCCGAGATTTGAGGAGGGATAAAAGTGAAAAGCTATGAGGAGCGTACCAAAGACAATGAACAGAAGATAGCAGCTTTCCAAACTAAGCAAAAAATGCCGTATGAGTTCAAGGTCAAATACGCTGAGGTCAGAGTAAGGGAGTTCATTCGTGAATGTGACAAAAGAAATCTGAACACGCACATATCGGTAGGCGGACTTGACAGCATAACGCTTTTGAAATTTATACATGATTACTGTGGTTTCAGTTATGTTCCAGGTGTATCGGTATCTAGTCTTGAAGACAAATCTATTCAGCAGATACACGAGCAACTTGGTGTGATAAAGTTAAGCCCATACAAGTCAAAAATAGATATCATACGGAAATATGGTTTTCCTGTACTATCAAAAGAAACAGCCGCAAAAATAGAACTGCTTGCACACCCTACGGACAAGAACAAGACAGTTCGTCACGCTATCATAACGGGTGAAACGGGAGAGTATGGCGGTTTTCGCAAGCACACAAGAATGCAGCTTTCTCAGCGCTGGCTTGAACTGTTTGGCGGTTACGAAAATGAAAACGAAGGCGTTGACTACAAGATACCGCCGTTTAAGGTATCATCACAATGCTGCTTCTGGATGAAAGAAAAGCCGTGTGATGATTGGGCAAAGCAACACAAGAGCGTGCCGTTCTTAGGACTTATGGCAAGTGAGGGTGGCAGACGTGAAAAATCGCTAATGCTTAACGGCTGCAATTACTTTGGCAAAAGCACGATACGTTCAGCACCATTTGCCATATTTACAAGGCAGGACTTGCTACAACTTGCACTTGACCTGAATGTGCCTGTGCCTACAATCTATGGCGAGATAAAACGTGACTTTGACGGAAAGCTTTGCACAACAAAAGCTCAGCGTACAGGCTGTTCAATGTGCGGTTTCGGCATACATATGGAACAGCGTCCTCACCGATTTGACAGGCTTCGTGAAAGAAATGAAAAAGAGTGGGATTTCTGGATGAACAAGTGTTGTGAAGATGCTGACGGCACAAAGTACGGCTGGGGAAGAGTTCTTGACTATATCGGTGTTGAATGGCGTGACAGAGTATTTGATATGAAAAATAACCAGCTTAGTTTGTTGGATATCGAGGAGGGATAGCCTATGGAAAGAAACGACCCAATGACCATGTCACGCCTGAAAGCCTACCGCAGGAACGCCTCAGCCATTGAGGACATCAAGGCAGAGCTTGAGGGTAAGTACGTTGCCGACAGTATCAGCGTATGCACTCCGCCGTCCTACACGCCACACAGCACACGCATAGACGGCTTCTTGCCAAGTGGTGATACACTTTCACTGCTGTGCGAGCAGGCACGGTTAGAGCGTGAGCAGAGGGCTGTTGAGGAGTTTATCAAGGGGATAGAGGACTATCAGACACGGCGAATGTTCGTGCTGAAATTCATCAAGGGTAAGACGTACTTGCAGATAGCTATGCAGGTTAGTGGCGGGAGAATCACAGAGGACGCAGTTGAAAAGAAGATAAAAAGATATATTTCAAAAAAATCTTGATTTGTCGGTTTTGTCGGTTTTTGCTGTGTTATAATTTAAACTGAGGAAAGTGTAGATGTACCTCAGACTTGTACTTTCATTGAAGTCACCTCCAATTTTCTAAGCCCCGTAAGGGGCTTATGCAGGTCGAGAGCGAGCCAGCTCAACATCTGCTCCAACATTTACTTAACTCCTTAAAATATTTTCACAAGGGCGGCTGCATTTTGCGGTCGCTTTTGCGTTGCGTCGCAAAAAGTTCATAAATGTCGAACTCTTGATATACTGCATAAAAAATACAATTGTGTTTTATGCAGTAAATAGAAATTCGGTGCATTTCGTTGATTTTCGCTCTGATTAGTGATATTATTTAAGAAATATTATTATGAGGAGTGATTGTACTTGGTAGTCAAATTTAATGGTAATAAACCGTTTAAAATGGAGGAACATCAAAGCAATAAACTTACTACAAAATGTTTTTTATGTGGACAACAGGCAAAAAGCCGAATATTTTATGATGGATTTGAGAATGGAAATTGCATATGTTGTAATTGCGAAGATCAGCTAAAAGGAATGTTTAAAGATTATTTATTAGCAGAATCAAACTTCAACAAAACAGCACTTGAAGAATTAGTGGAAGGATTACGCAATGAAACTATAACGCAGTTAGATAGTCAAATTCATAAAGAAGGCTATAAATATGCCCAAGAGGTTAGCATTGTAGATGATTTTGATGATACATTAACCCTTCAAGAAGTTCAACAGAATAATATATTTTATTCGATAAAATATCAATTTTGTTATGACAAAATGATAAATTATATGAAGAATAAATATAATGAAGACCCTTATATAGTCAGATTTTTTGAAACTACGGATTACTATGACCCTGAGGGTTTGTATAGAAGAGATACAAATGCTATATGTGGCATTGCAAAAATATATAATAACGGAACCACGGTTATTTTTGGCGATTTAAAAGTTGTTTTGGATAGATCGAAATATAACCAATAAAATTAATAATATTGAGTGTTCAAAGCCCCACTAAATCGGGGCTTTTTTCATACCCTAAAGAAAGGACGGTGCCTCTCATGACAGCACGGCAAAAGAAATTTGCAGAATACTATGCTCAGAGCGGCAACACCGTTCAGAGCGCTATAAAGGCAGGATATAGCGAGAAGTATGCGAAAGCTGACGCCTGCAAAATCCTAGATAATCCTAGTGTTGCGGAGTATATCCGTGTGCTGTCCGAGAAAGCTCAGGACGAGCGTATAATGACCGCTAAGGAGCGGCAGGCACTCTTGTCTGATATCGCTAAGGACGGCAAGAATGACCCTGCTGACCGTATCAGAGCCGTCGATACCCTCAATAAAATGACAGGAGAGTATGTGGCTAAGATACAGGCGGAGGTCAAGACTTCTGAAAAGCTTTCAGACGTTTTCGCTCAGATAGGCGGTGAGGGGCTTGACGAGTAAGTTTCCCCTGTCGCAGAAGTATATGGACTTCATCAACAGCGTTCGGGGCGTGTCTGCGGACTTCCTTGAGGGAACTACCGCAAGCGGCAAAACAACTGTGGGCGCAGGCATAAAGTTCATGCGTATGGTGTCGGCAAGTAGGAAAAAGCTTCACGTCATTGCCGCTAAGACTACGGGAAAGGCTGAGGAAACTATCATTCAGCAGGATAACGGCATTCTTGACCTTCACACCAATGCTCGGTACTTCGGCAACGGTGATAAGGACTACAAACTGCCGCATATCAAGTTCGAGAGCAAGATAATCTATGTTCTGGGATATGACAACAAGGATAAGTGGGAAATGGTGCTGGGCGCTCAGTTCGGCTGCGTGTATATCGACGAGATAAATACCGCTGATATCGAGTTTGTCCGTGAGATGTCAACCCGTAACGATTACCTTATGGCGACCCTTAACCCTGACGACCCCTCTCTGCCTGTGTACAAAGAATTTGTCAACCGCTCACGTCCGTATCAGAAATACGCCTGTGACGTGCCTGCGGAGATAATGAAAGAGCTTACAGAAGAACCTGTACCCAATTGGCGGTACTGGTTCTTTACTTTTCGTGATAATCTTTCACTTACTGATGATGATATCAAACGGAAAATGGCTGCCGCTCCAAAAGGCACAAAGCTGTATAAGAACAAGATACTCGGTCTGAGAGGACGTGCAACAGGGCTTGTGTTTGACCTGCAAAAGCGAAATATCTTGACAGCAGAGCAGGCGAAAGCTTTCAATTATGTGTACTTCTCAGCCGGGCTTGACACCGCTTACTCGCAATCCTCACCTGATACCATAGCGTTCACCTTTGTGGGCATAACGGCTGACAGAAAATGCGTCACTCTTGACGAGGAAGTGTATAACAATCGTGACAGACAAGTGCCGCTCACGCCCTCCGACATACCGAAAATATTCACGGCGTTCTTGGAGAAAAACCGCAGAACGTGGGGCTTTGCACGAGATGTGTATATCGACAGCGCAGATCAGGCGACCATACTTGAATGTCAGAAGTTTGGACGGCTCACAGGCAGCATATATAACTTTATCCCAGCATTCAAGAAAACGAAAATAATCGACCGAATACACTTGCAGTCAGCTTGGCTGGCGGCAGGTGATTTTTATATCCTTGAGCATTGCAAGGAGTACGCAGACGAGCTTAACATATACAGTTGGAAAGAGGATAAGTCTGAGCCGGAGGACGGCAACGACCACCTTATCAATTCCTGTCAGTATGCTTGGCTGCCGTATCGTGACAAGATAGGAAGTGTGAAGATTGATTAAATTCAGCATAGGAAGCAAGGTGAAAAATATGATAAGAAACTGGCTTGATATCCAGCCTGCACCCGAATACAGTATAACTATCACAGAGAAAACAGGTTTTATGACCGATGTGATAAGGTCACAGCTTTGGTATCGTGGTGACGCCGCAGAGCTTTCACAGTTCTTTCGTCAGCTTAACTTAGGCACAAATTCATTCTGGAGCAGCGTCCCTGAGAATGAAAAGATACGCAAGATACACAGTGGTCTGCCTGCAATAATCGCCGATACGCTGTCATACATTGTCTATTCTGATATGGACGATATCAAGGTCACAGGGGACAAAGCAAAGGCTGACTTTGAGAATATCTGCGAGCATATAGACTTCACAGAGTTGACAGGCAAGGCGATAGTTACCGCCCTTGTTGACGGCGACGGAGCTTTCAAAATATCGGTGGATACTGAGCTTTCTGATACGCCGATAGTCGAGTTTATCGGTGCTGACAAAGTGGAGTATAACTTTGTACGAGGTCTGCTGAACGAGGTCGTTTTTCATTCTGTGCATTATGCAGGCTCAAAGAGATTTCACCTTGAAGAGCATTACGGCAAGGGATACATAGAAAGCCGTCTGTATGACGATAATGGTCACGAGGTCGGCTTGGACAACGTGCCTTGCCTTGCACAGATACCGCCCCGAACTGAGTTTGAGGGCGAGTATATAATGGCTGTGCCGCTGAAATTCTTTTCATCACGAAAGTATCCGAACAGGGGCAAGAGCATTTTTGACGGCGGTAAGTCTGATTGCTTTGACGCTTTGGACGAGGTGATCTCACAATGGTGGGACGCTATCAGAGCAGGCAGGGTAAAGCAGTATATCCCCGAAAGCATGATACCTAGAGATCCTGCAAGCGGTAAGCTTAAAGCGCCTAACCAGTTCGGCAACAGTTACATAAGCATTGACCCACCGCTTTCGGCAGAGGGTGCAGCGCCTAAGATAGAAGTAGTTCAGCCTGATATCAAGTATGAGGCGTTTGTGGCAAGCTATACGAATTGCCTGCTTATGTGTCTGCAAGGGCTTGTATCTCCTGCCACGCTTGGCATAGATGTGGGCAAGATGTCAAGTGCGGACGCTCAGCGGGAGAAGAAAGACGTCACAGGCAACACCCGAAACACTATCACAACGGCTCTTGAAAAGGCTCTGCCGCAGCTTGTTTCTGCGGTGCTCATGACCTATGACAATATGCAGGGCAAAGCCCCTGAGACTTATGAAGTGACAGTTGACTTCGGTGAGTATGGTGCACCTGACTTTGACAGCAGAGTTGAAACTGTGGGCAAAGCAAGCACGTATGGTATTATGTCAGTTGAAACGCAGGTGGAGGAGCTGTGGGGCAGTTCTAAAGAGGACGATTGGAAAGCCGCAGAGGTCAAGCGGATAATGCAGGAAAAGGGGCTTACAGAGGGTGAGCCTACTGCGGTAGGTGATGAGTACGCTTAATTTTAAGGACATAGCCAAAATATTTGAGGAGATAGAGCTAAGGCTCATATCTTCACTGAAACGCAATCTCAAAAGGCACAAGGCGGAGGAACAGCGTTACGGCTTTGAATGGTCTGCTTGGCAGGCTGAGAAACTGAAAAATATGGAGAACTTCCGCCACGAAAACCTCGACATCATGAATGAGTACGTTGACGTTATCGACGATCAGACAAGACAGCTTATGACGGAGCAGTTTCAAGAGGGTCAGCAGCAGGCACAAAGGAGCGCCCAGGAGCTTTCTGACGAGCCTATAACACCTATCCCCGACAAGCATTTCTTTGGCGTGAACGAAAAGAAAATGGCAAAGCTTATGGAAGACGTCACCACCCTTGAAAAGACCGCTGAAACAGCCGCTCTGCGAATGACAGACGATATTTACAGGCAGACTTTGAATAGGGTACAGCTTGCAATGGGAACAGGCTCTATGACGCTTAACGAGGCTATTGACCTTGCCACAAGGGACTTCCTCGACAAGGGCATAAACTGTATCGTATACGCTGACGGCAAGCGAGTGAACATTGCCGACTATGTGCGAATGGCTCTGCGGACAACTTCCACAAGGGCAGCGTTGCAGGGTGCGGCGAAACGCTTTGCAGAGCTTGGCTATGATACTGTGCTTGTGTCACAGTATGGCGGCTGTTCAAAGACCTGTGAGCCCTGGCAAGGTCAAGTATACATTGATGATGTGTTCACGGTATGGGAGGGGGAAAAGGACGAGTTTCAAGGCAAGTCAAATTACTGCGGTGAGTGGTTTTGGCTGCTGTCGTATGCCGTAAAGAACGGGCTTTTCCACCCAAACTGCCGTCACACAATGACGCAGTATATACACGGCAGAACGCAGATACCTGAGCCGATACCGGCGGAGAAGATAAAAGAGCAGCGAGAGCTTGAGCAGAAACAGCGTGCAATGGAGCGGAAAGTCCGCAAGCTAAAACGCTTTGCGACAGGCACTTGCGACCCTGATACAGCAAAGGAATACCGTCGAAAACTCAGGCAGGCTCAGCAGGAATTAAAGGCGTTCGTTGAGGAGCATAATGAGGTGCTGCATAGGGATTATGACAGGGAGAAGTATTATGGCAGTGGTGTTGACAAAAACGTAAAAAGTGATATAATAAAAAACAATAAGTGTGAAATTACCCCTGACAAAATCAATAAGTTCTTTTTGAAACCAAATGCAAAACACTCAGAGGAATTTTTCAGTGTTGGCTATAAAACAACAGATTTTGAACTTCTTGACAAGGATTTAAAGGCTTGCTTTGATTATAGCAAAGCGGTCGATAAAGTTGTTTCTGATAGTGGCGTTGAAAGATTTAGTATATTTGCTGAGTTAGGAGTAAACGAAAAGAAACGTTTCAGAACAGTTTGGCAAAAAGATACTCCTGAGAGTATCCCACGCATTATAACTGCACATAGAGAGGATGAGCGATAATGTTTGAATTATATGACAAAGTAAAGATCAAGTCAAATAGCATAGTCGGAACTATTATTGACAAATCAAATATTAACGGCAAAACGAACTATGTTGTTGAAAGTGATACAAAAGGAACAGCAGGTGGTTATGGTGGCGAATGGAAGCTGTATGACTGCAACGAAAATGAAATCGAAAAGATGTAAATAATTCTACCGCTCCGCTACGGCGAGGCGGTATTTTTATACCCAAATATCGGAACTAAGCACCTTAACGGGTGCTTTTTTCATACACAAAATTAAGAAAGCGAGGTCAGAAAATGGACGAGAAAAAGAAACTCCCTGATGAGGAGGAGAAGAAAACTCCCGATACTCACGAGGAGAAAAAGGACGAGCCAAAGGCTGAGGAAAAGCCTGCGGACAAGGTAGATGAGAACTCTGCCGACAAGGAACAGCCTGCGGTGGACGATAGTCAGGCTGACGAGAACGGTGAGGGTGCCGACAAGACTGCGGAAGATAAGCAGGAACAGCCAAGCGAGGATAAGTCCGACAAGCAGGACAGTGCAGAGAACGCACCTGATGAAAAGGATCAGGAGATACTCAGGCTCAAAACTCAGATAGCCGCTATGCAGCTTGGTATCAAGCCCGACTGTATTGAGGACGCCGTTGCGGTGGCTGAAAGCTATGTGAGAAACGGCAGTCAGCAGGATATCAACGCCGCCCTTTCTGCGGTTGTGAAGAAGTATCCGGATATGAAAGGCGAGGGCGGCAAAAAGTCCGACGGCAAAAAGCAGGGCGGTTTCAAGGTCGGTGCAGGATCTTCGGATACTGATGAAAAGAAGCCACAGAGCAAACCAACAGCGCAGAAACGCTGGAACAAATTCAAGTAAAAACAGGAGGAATGAATCATGCCAAATCTTAATTACGCAGAAGTATGGAACCCCGAACTCTTGGAGATAAGGATTCAGGAAACACTGTCAAGCCCGTTCATCACACAGAACGTTAGGTGGCTTGACGCAAAGACTTTTCACTTCACACAGATGTCAACATCAGGCTACAAGAGCCACAACAGAAACGGCGGCTGGAACACAGGTAAGTATGTTCAGACGGACGTGCCTTTCACACTCACACACGACCGTGATGTTGAGTTTCTTGTGGATAAGGCTGACGTTGACGAAACGAACTCATCAGCGTCTATCAAAAACATCTCAGAGGTATTTGAGAAAACACAGTCTGCTCCCGAAACGGACGCTCTGTTCTTCTCAAAGACAGCTCAGAGAGCGGCAGAGCTTGAGGGCTATCACTCATCAACAGCCGCTTCATCATACACAAAGGGTAACGTGTTCGACAAGCTCAAAGGCTTTCTTTCATCAGGCAAGCTGAGAAGATATAAGTCTAATGGCTCGCTCATTATGTATGTGACTTCCACAATTATGGACCTGCTGGAGCAGTCTGACAAGTTCACACGAAAGATAGAAATGACGCAGATCGCAGAGGGAGGACTTGGTCTTAGAACAAGAGTGACCGACATTGACGGAGTGCCGATCATGGAGGTCATTGATGATGAGCGTTTCTATGACCGCTTCAACTTTGACCCTGAGGACGGCGGCTTTGAGCCTTGCGCCGCAAGCTATGTAAAGACCGCTGATACTGATATCGTGAGCGGCAAGGAGTATTACACCGAATCAAGCGGCTCTTACACTAAGGTATCAGGCACACCGAGCAAGTCTGCACTTGATACATATTATGAAAAGGTCGCAGGCTCACACAAGATAAACGTGCTTATCGCAACACCTGAGACCACAAAGATAGTACCTAAGATCAACAGCATTTACAGCTTTGCTCCGGGCGGACACACAGAGGGTGACGGCTGGCTCTATCAGAACAGAGCGTTCTCAGATGTTTTCACTTTCCCGAACGGCAAGGACGGAAAGATAGACAGCATTTACGCTGACGTTGACACAGCAGAGTACAGCGAGTAAGGGGTGAGGGATATGTACCTCACCTCTACTGAGTTTTGCAATATCTGTCCTGAGTGTGATATCTCCGAAGAACAGTTCTCGGCTATTCGGCAAAGAGCTGAAAGCGATATCGACACGCTGACTTTCAACCGCATAACAGCAGAGGGCATTGACAGCTTTACAGACTTTCAGAGAGAGCGTATAAAGCGTTCCACAGCATTGCAGATGAAATTCATCTATGACAATTCGGAGCTGTTAGAAAGCCCTCTGAGCGCTTACAGCATAAGCGGAGTTTCAATGTCATTCGATAAGTCAAAGGTGGTATCTCTTGACGGCGTTATCACAACACATCAGGTCTACAATGTGCTTATGCAGACAGGACTATGTTACAGGGGGCTGATGTGATGAAGTTTCCTCAGCTTGTACCTGAAAGGGTATGCAAAACGCCCTGCAAGGTCTATCGAACGGACGGACTTAATCGTGACGGCTCAAAGAAGCAGACGGTCATATTTGAGGGCAAATGCTTTCACTCTGAGAAGTCAAGGCAGAAATTATCCGCAGAGAAACAGCTTATAACCTTGTCAGGCGAGGCTCTTTTCTGCGGAGATATAGCCCCCGATAACGCTGTTATAGAGGGCTATGCGGTCATAGGCGGCAGGACGTACAAGATATATGGCTCTGAGAAAGCCAAAGACCCTGACGGCAGGGTGAATTACACAAGATTGGAGCTGATATAATGGGCATTGAAATAAAGCTTGATGTGCAGGCGATAAAGGCTATCGAAGACGCTGCTGTGAAGTCCGCTGAGGAGGCTATGGAGCAGGTGATGGCAGACCTTGTAAGTGCTCAGACAATGCCGTTCGATACAGGCGATATGCAGAATAACCAGACCTTTGTCCACGCTGACGAAAGCGGTGCAAGTCTTGTGACAGGCTCTCCGCAGGCAAGACGTTTGTACTATCACCCTGAGTATCATTTTCAGAAAGGCAATAACCCTAACGCAGGTGCGGCTTGGCTTGAACCATATATCACAGGCAGTAAAAAGGACCTTGCCAAGAATGAGTTTGTGGCAGAGTTCAAAAAGAGGACAGGCGTATGACTTTACTTAACATAGCGGATATGCTGAGCGATATCCTTGACTTGCAGGACGTGTATGCAGGCACTATTGACGGCAACCTTGACAAGTGCATAGGCGTGTACAACGCAAAGACCTCAAAGCCACAGCGTATCTGCATAGGTGGAAAAGCCTGCACAAAAACACTTGAAAAACATATCTCGGTGCTTATTCATTGGACTGATACTCCCACGCAGGCAGAGATAAAGGCTCAAAGCGTTCTTGATATCCTATCCGATATACGTCAGCATAAGGGTGACGGATTTACGGTAAAGTATCTCGAATGCAAAGAGCCTGTTTCTGTTGGCAGGGACGAGCGAGGTGTGTGTGAATATGTTATCGAGGCAACAGTATATTACGAAAGGAATGAATGAGTATGGCAAACACAACAGGAGTTTATCCCGTATATGAAAACCAGTTTAAGATAGACAAGACAGGCGGCGACGGCTCGACAGAGAGCAATCTTGTGACTATTGCCGATATGGAGAGCTTTTCAGTATCCATTGACGGCAATATCGAGGAGTGGAAGCCTTTTGATCAGCAGGGCTGGACAAGACGTCTGCTCACTGGTAAGTCTATCACTATCAGTATCTCAGGCAAGAGAAATGTCGGTGACGCAGGCAATGACTACATTGAGAGCCTTGCACTCAAAACAGGTGCGGCGGCGACCACAACCCTTGTGTGGAATTTCCCAAGCGGAGCAAAGCTTGTTATCAAGGGCGTTGTCAGCGTAACAGAATGGGGCGGCGGAGATTCAACGGCAGTCGCACCGCTTGCGTTCGACTTTGCTTCAGACGGCAAGCCTGAATTTACTGAGGCAGGATAAAACATGATTTGACAAAATAAAGCACCCGTGATATAATATCTTCGGGTGCTGCATATAACGGTAGGCGGTTCAGTTCTTTCCCTCAGAAATGGGGGTGAGCGGCATGAGTATTCTTGAAATACTTACGTTGATAAACGTTTTAATTAACATAATCAACCTTGCAGGCAATAATAAGAATAAAAAATAACCGCCCTCCTACCAAGATGTGACGGTTATTTTTGTAACATATCATCGAGGGAGAACCGCAAGCCGTAAGGCTGTATGCAGTACCCTTCTTTGTTTATATTATATCACAACAAAATATCAAAGTCAAGCACTTCGAGAGATCGGGGTGCTTTTGTTATGTACAAAAACAGAAAGGATAATAACTATGGCAAAGATGTATACACTCGACAGCAAGCTTCTTACAGGTACACCTGAAATAAGAGTAGGCGACAAGGTCTACCCTGTGGACGACAGGCAGAAAACTGTCAAGAAGATACTTGACATCTGCGACAAGAACGCTGAAAAGAAAGACCTTGATATGATAGACGAGGTTTTCAAGCTTGCGTTCGCACCAAAGGACTACAAGGAGATAGAGGCAATGAATATGCCTTGGGCGGCATATCAGCAGCTTTTCACTCTTGTTATCTCAGCGGTAACAGGCGAGGACGCAGAAAAGACAGAGGCTCGATTTCCACAGGAAAACGCAGAGTAAGTTTGAAGAAAGCTGGTATGATCTTGACTATGACCGAGAGCTTATCATACAGTCCATTGCAAAGCAGTACAATATCCTGCCCTCAGAGCAGGAAAATCTGCATTACAGCGATTGGTACAGGCTCGTTGCAGGGCTTATGCACGATACGCCGCTGGGTCAGATCGTTCGTATCAGGAGCGAGGACAACAAGGATATCATAAAGAATTTCGATAGGTATGAAAAGCAGATACGCTCAGAGTGGACGGCGTTCAGAAGTCAGAAAGCAAGAGAAACGTTCACAGAGCAGGACAAGCTTGAAACTGCGAGATACTTTGAAAGGCTGTTCAAGGGAATGTTCGGAAAGGCAGGTGATAAGTAATGGCAGACGGAGCAAGTGTTGGTATTATATCTCTTGACCTTGTGATAAAAAACAAGGTGCAGGAGCAGCTTGACAAGATATCTGCAAGCATACAGAACGGTTTTTCAAAGCCAGTAGAGCAGGCAGAGAAAGCTGTTGAGAACGCTATGGATAAGACCACTAAAGCCATAGACGAGGGCTTTGGCAGTGCGTCGGAGATCGCTCAGAAGAGTATGCAGGAGGCTGTTGAAAAGGCAATGGCTGAGTATGATAAGCTGGGCAAAAAGGCGCAGGAAGCGGCAGGACAGACAGATAATATCAAGCCTAAAACTGTTCAGGTGAACTATGACCCTGAGTATGACACTACAAAGGTCGAAGCTGAGGTCAATGAACTAACGGATAAGATAGTTCAGAAAATGCAGGACAAGACTAAATCAAGTTCTGCGAAGATAAGTCAGACAGCAGCGGAAACGGCAAACAAGTCAGCCGAAAGCGTTTCAGAGCAGACAACAAAAATGGACGATATTATTGCAGGCTTTGCTGAAAGTGCCGTGCAGAAAATAAAGACTGTTGCAGGCAGGATAAAAAGCGGTATCGGCTCAGCCGTAAGCTTTGCAGGCAAGGCGGTGAAGTCAACTCTCGGCGGAGCTTTTAGGACAATGCGTTCGGCAGGCTCGAAGGCTGTTGACGCAGTTAAATCCAAATTCAGCAGGATTAAAACAACTATCGACAGCACTTCAAAACCGCTGAGCAAGTTTACACATTCGCTCAAATCTGCGGCAAAAAGAGTGTTCTTAATGGCAGGCGTGCTTGTTTTGCTGAAAGGAATACGTTCCGCTGTTGCAAACGCTGTTTCAGGTAACGAAGAATTTGCCAAGTCCTTAAACGAAATAAAAGCAAACCTCACCATAGCTTTCACACCGATAATGAACACAGTAATGCCGTATCTCAATACGCTTATGACGGGCGTAGCAGTGGCGACAAAAACTGTGGCGGCGTTTATCTCTGAGCTTTTCGGCACCACCTATCAGAAGTCCTTGCAGGCGACAAAGCAGGCACAGAAGTCAGCGGAGAAGATAAAGAAAACTCAGGACACTTACCTTGCGGACTTTGACGTTGTAAGAGTTGCACCGGATCAGAACAAGTCCGATACAGACAGTTCAGAGGGCGGCATTGATTACTCAGCCATAAACGGCGACAACGTTCAGCTTCCTGATTGGGCGGAGCGTATGAAAGATGCCATTAAGTCAGGCGATTGGGCAGGAGTAGGCTCTCTTGTGGCTGAAAAAGTCAACGGAGCTTTCGCATACATCAACTGGGACGGTATTCAGAAAAAGCTGAATGGCTTTGTGGATAAGCTTACAGACGGTCTGAACAGCTTTATAAACGGCGTTGATTGGACAGGACTTGGTGACAGCTTCGGCGGAGGCATAAACACAATTTTTGGCGCAGGATACCGCTTTATGAAGAAGTTCGATTGGGCAGGCTTCGGCAAGGGTACGGCTAATTTTCTTAACGGCGGTATAAAGAAAACGAATTGGTCGCTTATCGGCAAGACCCTTGCTTCAAAATGGCAAGCTATCATCGACTATCTTTATTCGTTCGTTACCACCTTTGATTGGTCGGGCTTTGGCTCGTCCATAGGCACTTCTGTGAACGGCTGGTTTGATGAGATTGATTGGGGCAAGGCAGGAACGACTATCTCTGAGGGCGTGAAAGGTCTGCTTGATACGGCAATAAACTTCCTGCAAACTGTAAACTGGCAGGGCATAGGCGAAAAGCTGTGGACGTTCATTTCTACAATAGATTGGAGCGGTATTGCCACAAAGCTTTTCAAGGCCATAGGCTCAGCTATAGGCGGTGCGGTATCGGTGCTGTGGGGCTTTATCAAGGACGCTGTTTTCAGTATCCGTGACTACTTTACGGAGAAGATACAGGACTGTGGCGGTAATATCGTTGAGGGGCTTTTCACAGGTATCGTTGACGCTTTCAAGGGCATAGGCACTTGGCTTTATGACCATGTTCTTACACCATTTATTGAGGGTTTCAAGAACTGTTTTGGTATTCACAGCCCTAGTAAGGTCATGGCTGAAATGGGCGGATATATCATACAAGGTCTGTATAATGCCGTATCTGAGGGTATTGCAAAGATAAAGGAGATCTTCACAAAGCTTCTTAACGCTGTCAAGGGCGTTTTCAAAGGCATAGGCAAGTGGTTCAAAAAGACCTTTTCAGACGCTTTCGGAGGCGTAAAGACCATTCTAAACGGCATTATAATGTTCGTCAAGAGCATTTTCACAGGTAGCTGGAAGAAGGCTTGGCAGGGTGTAAAGAAGATCTTCAAAGGCGTGTGGGATACGCTTTACAGCGTTGTGAAAGCACCTATAAACCTAATTATCGGTGCAGTAAACAAAATGACCAGTGCTATTGAAAGTGCGGTCAACTGGATAATCGACGGCATTAACAGCCTGAGTTTTGATGTACCTGATTGGGTGCCTGGCATAGGCGGAGAAACCTTCGGTTTTGACCTTGACACAATAAGCATACCTGAGATACCAAAGCTTGCCACAGGCGGACTTGCGACAGCACCGACCCTTGCAATGGTGGGCGATAACAGGAACGCAAAGGCAGACCCGGAGGTGATCTCACCTCTGAGCAAACTGCAAGGTATGCTTGATAACGGCAAGCTTGACGAGGTGTTAAGGGTGCTGAACGCTATACTTGATTGGCTGAAAGCTTATGACCCTGTGTTCTTCGGAACAGTTGACAGCAAGGTGCTTTTCAAGTGTATGCAGGACAGCAACAATCAGTATAAACGTAAGACGGGAGTGAGTGCATTTTGACAGGAACATTGCTAAAGATAAATGGCGTGTGGGTGACAGACCCTGACCCTGATAGCTGGAGCCCTGTAAACTGTTACGAATGGACGGCAGGTTCAGGACGAGTGAATACAACAGGTCTTTTTGTGGGTGCAAGAAAGTTCTGCAAATACAAACTGCCTTGCAAGTGGACAATGCTTCCTGTCGCAGATTCAGCCGAGATACAATCCCTTATCGAGGACGGACCCGACTTTGCAGAGCTGGAATTTTGGCACAACGGCAAGTATTATTCTATATCCGCCAACGCAAGCGACTATGTAACGCAGGGGCTTGTCAGACTTGACGATGGTGAGTATTACAAGAGCTGTACTGTCACATTCGCAGAACGTTAGGAGGGCATATGTACACCATAGCAAGCAATGAGATAACAAGCAGGATAGAGAGTTACAAAGCCTTGTGGGGTATGTGGATAGAGGACGCTCAGAGCGGGGCACCTGTGGCATATGATGGCATTCAGACCGTTCAGACGGACATTCAAGCAACCTCTCTGAGTGATGATATAGAGCTTGGAGCGGTCTGCTCTCAGAGCGTGACGGCGGAGCTGGTTGACGACGGAACTAAGTATCTTGGGAATGAGTATGTTTTCAGTTTGTATATGAAAGACAGCTCGGCATTTACCACCTACTCCACCCTAGAATCCTACACCTACGCTGAGCTTTCAAAGCTGACAGTGGAGCAGATAAGCAAGCTTGGAGAGGTGCTTGACGGAGAGAGAATACCCCTTGGGCGTTTTACTTGTGTCAAGTCGAAAAAG